CTGGTTTAACTCTATGCCACACAAAACTAGGAAATACAATAATAGATCCTTTTGGTAATATTTCTTTACATTGTACTCTGTGTTTTGATTCGTCTCTCATATGTGGATCATAGTTTCTAAAATCAAATTCTAATTCTCCACCTTTATATTCTGATCCGTCTGTTAATTGACAGGTCATAGATAATTTTCTAATTTTACCGTGATCTGGTGTATTTGGTTTATCATAAGGTTTATCCCAACTATCACAATGCCAATCATAATATTGATTTAATTTATATTTTGTAAACTGACAAGATTCACTGCTGTCCCAATCAAAATTCCAACCTGCCATTTGATTTGCTTTATTTACATATGGATGTAATTCTTTATAAATCCAAGTGTCGTTAAGCCATACTAAATCAGAATTTCTTTTTCTTTTTAAATCTAATACCTCTTCTTTTTTTAATTTTTTTTCACCATAGCCCCCTGTTCTAGCCATAACCTCTTTTTGCTGTAATGCATAGTGTATTACATCATCACAAAATTTAGGTGTAAGCACACCACTAAAATACCAGTAGTAATTAGATATATTCATAAGTTATTGTTTGTACAAAATTTAAACTATCCTTTTGATTATTGGTTAGGTAATACATATTGGTTGATGGAAACATAATAAATTTATTATTTTCTAATGGTATATCCCAGCTTCTACCTTTACGTCTGTTATCTTCATAATGTATTCGAACCATACAGTCTTTGACTTTTACACCATAGAGTAATGTATAATCTGGTGAGTTACGTAGGTCTACTGGATCTATATTTAATAATGGAATTGTAGTCTCTTGAGGTTTGTAGATATTACCCCACGTTTCTTTGTTGATTAAATTAAAACCATACTCAACATTAACGTGATCTCGCATATAGGTATTTAACATATCCCAAGTTCGTGAAAACGGAAAATCTTTGTTTTGAATTACTGATTGTAAAATGTCGCCTGATAATTTATCTCGGTCAATGTCCCAATCTTTAGGCATCTCCACATCACCATAATATAAACTTACTTCTGATAATACTTTCTTTTGCATACCACCACCATTTTTAATCTATGCGTTTAAGTCTGTCAAGTCCCAAGACTGGCCTGATTCATTCCAGATATATTCCCATCTGTGAGTGCCAGCTTCATTTTGTGAAGTTTGTTCTGCTGTTAATTCAGGAGCATCGCCTATTGGTGATTTCCAACTTGCAGTTGCAGTATCTTTTACCCAAGATGCATATGGTTTTTTAGGCCAAAAGATTTGATCATCTTCATCCCAAGTATAACCAATACCTGCGTAGTTTCCTCTAAATGCTTTTGAATTATCACCAGAGTTATGTTTGTTACTTGATGTGTTGTAAGATGTTTGAATCCACATCTGTGCAGGCCAATTATTGTGTAATTCTAAATATTGTTGACCTACTGCTTCATCTTCAACACCATCAGCATTTAACATATCACCATTATTTAAAGTTAATACTTGAATAACTTTTCCGTTAGCTCCTAGTTTTGCAAAATGTGCCATAATGTTTCTCCTTATATATTAAAATTAATTACCATTCAACTATTGAAATTTGTATCTTATCAATACAATTCCACTACCTCCACCACCACCATTACCACTCCAATTTCCACCACCGCCACCACCAGTATTAGCTGTTCCAGATCGAACTGTACCACTACTTGAAGAATCAGCACCACCACCTGCACCACCTGTTCCACCTGCTCCTACAGGAGGACCGCCAGCACCACCACCAGCAAAATATCTAACAGAAGGCACTGGACCCGTTGTACCCGCACACCCTACAGCAAAAGATGGAGATACAAAAGAACCTATTCCACCAGAACCTGCACCGCTAGGAACTCCCGCTGTTCCAGCAGCTCCTGCACCACCTCCACCACCTGCCGGACCATTAGGTGCTCCACCAGCTCCGTCATTTCCTTGAGGGGGACTTACAGGAGGTGTATTACCACATCCTCCACCTGCTTTTCCGCCTCCACCAGAACCACCATTTCCTCCAGGAGTTCCACTATTTCCTCCTGCACCACCATATCCAGATGTTATTGGACCAAAACTTGAATTACTTCCGTCATTACCAGCACCAGGTGCTGTTGCTCCACCAGCTCCTACTACAACTGGATATGATGTTGCGGGTAATGTTAACCCAGCGGGAGCTACTAAAGGGGACATTGTAGGGGCAGGAATACATCCTGCTGAATTAGATAATCTAAACCCTCCGGCTCCACCACCACCGCCTCCGCCTCCACTACTCGCAGCTGCACCTCCAGCACCTGCTACGACTACATAATCAATAGTATTAGATCCTGATGCGTTACCTGCACAAGTGACTGTAAAGGTGCCTGGACCTGTAAATGTATGAACTTTAAAATTACCATCAGTGGTTATTGTACCACCTGTTGCAGCTATAAATCGTTGTGTGGGTGCTTCTGATTGTAAACCTGAATCTGTTACTAACCAACCTTTTGTTGCATCCACAAAAACCAATGTAATCGCAATACCCTCGTCATCTAATTGTGCGTTAACAGTTGAACCACCAATTTTATCTGAACCGTTTTGAACTAGTGTAAGTGCTGCAGTATCAAAAGTATTTGCGTAATCTTTAAAACCAACAACTGCTCCTGCAGTCCCTGCAGGTAAGTTAACTGATATTGCACCACTTGTTGTATCCACAAAATAACCTTCTCCGTTTACTGCTGTAAAACCTGATGTCTTAACTGTTGTTTGCCAATTAACAGATCCCGTTGCTCCAAAATTATTTGCAGTTCCGTTGTTAGTAATTGTTGCTCCTGATGCAATTGTTAGGGTACCACCGCTAGGAAGATTAAATGTGTCTCCACTATCTCCTAATTGTGTCGTACCACAATTTGTTCTTGGACTAATTTTATTTACTTTTATTTCACTCATAATTTTTTACTTTCCATAATATTTATTTTTTTAAATAAACTTGGTAATATTTTTGTAAAGTTAATATTAAAAGATATTATAATTTTTTCCATATTTTCTTTTTGTTCAGTTGCTCTGTGTATTACATAACTTGGAAATATTACAATATCTCCTTCTTTAGCTTCTATTTTAATTTTTTTGTTTTGAGAAAAAGGATCTATTAATTCTGTTTTTGCACATTTATTAGAAAATTGTACATAATAAACTCCAGTATAATTTTCTGCGTGTGTATGCCATCCGTGTTTTCCATTTTGATTATATTGTTGAAACCAAATATTAGTTACATCAACTTTTTCATAACCTAATTTTTTAGCATAATTTTCAAAATGATTTTGTAAAGATGGTAATATATGTTTAACCCATTTCCTATTTTTATCTTTAGATTGTGACCAATCTAAACGATGTATTAAATCACTATAATAATCTTGTTGCTCATTTAAATAATCAGCTTTAGTTTCTTTAATTAATGATACTAAAGTATTTTTTAATTTTTTGTGATCTTTAAAAGAATCTAACAAACAAGGTGTATTTAATTTAAATTTTTTCATAATTAACCGCCTTTATACCTTATTATTACTATACCTGATCCTCCGTTTCCACCAGAGCCTGGAGCGTTTTGAGTTCCTCCTCCACCACCACCAGTGTTTGCTGCTGCATTACAAGCACTAGCTGGTGAAGGTGATCCACCTCTACCATTTCCGCCACCGCCTGCACCGCCAGCTCCACCTGCTGTGTTATTAGCAGGTGCAGATCTTGCGCCACCTCCGCCACCACCTGCAAAAAATCTTCCTGGTGATGGACCCGGTGTTCCTACACAAGTGCTTGGGTTAATTCCAGTTCCTACTCCAACACCTCCAGTATTACTCGCTGGGCCACAATCAGCTGCTCCATTACCTCCAGCAGCTCCAGCTCCGCCACCACCACCAGCACTTCCTGAACTTGGTCCACCTGTTCCGCCACCTTGTCCTTGAGGAGGAGTTACAGAAGGTGTATTTCCTGATCCGCCTGCGTTACCGCCTCTATATCCGCCACCACCAGAACCACCATTATTTCCACCTCCACCACTAGCCCCTGCGCCACCACCACCACCAGCAGATGATATTGTTGAAAAACTTGAAGTATTTCCATCACCACCTGGAACTTGAGGTGTAGGGGGATATGATCTTCCTGCACCGCCTCCTCCAACTGTTATTGGAAAAGTCGCTGCTGTTACTGTAATTCTGTTTCCTGGAGTTCCGTGTCCACATAAAGGACTAGCTGTATATGGTGTTACTGGAGATTTTGTTTCTCTAAAACCACCTGCTCCGCCTCCACCACCAACGTCACAACTACCACCTCCACCGCCAGCGACAACGATGTATGATACTAAATTATTTGCTGCGCAGCCAGCGAGACTATTTACTGTAAAATTTCCTGGACCTTTAAAAGTTGCAATTCTACAAGTTCCACAAGTTACTAAAGTATTACAAGATCCACTAACTGATGCACATATAAATGATGCACCTTGAAAAGTTGATGCATCATCTTGTGTTGCTACCCATCCTTGAGTTGCATCTACATAAACTAAAACAATAGAAGCACCAGCTGTATCAATAACTACATTTTCATCATTTCCTCCATTAATAGGAGATCCATTTCTACCAATTGTTAAATTAGCTGCCGAAAAATTTCCATTGTAATCTTTTACAGCCACAATATTTCCAACGCTTGGTGATGCTGGTAATGTCATTGTCACTGCTCCTGAAGCGGCAGTGTCTACAAAATAACCCTCACCATTAGCTGCTGTAAAAGCAGTTGTTTTTTTAGTTGTCTGCCAATCAACAGTCCCTGTTCTACCAAAACCTGTTTGTGATGCACCTGATGCTAAAGCAACAGTTTTTCCGCATCCACCTACAGTTAATGTAG